GCCCAAAGAAAGGGATAAACATCAAGGCAAAGCTCGGCTTCTACGACAAGAAAAAAGAACTCTTTCACTTTCAAGGTGCCGTAGAACTAAAAACCGATAACCACGGGGATGTTTACACCGAAGAGCTATTCTACAGCGTAAAGGATGGGGTGTTGAGGGCTCCGGGGCGCGTCTTCATAAAAAAAGAAGGCATAACCGTTGAAGGAAGCGAGCTTTACTACAACCTTACAACCGGGGAGTTTCGCTTAAAAGGCAATGTGAAGGCTAAGTTTTCCCTCTAACCCCCTATGAGCGAGAGTATAGATAAAAAACTTAAAGCCAAGTTAAAGAGGCTTGAGGACTTTGAGAAGAAAGCCGCAGGTCATCGGGCAAGGGTTAAGGAGCGCTTTTTCCGCGAAGGACCAGAAGCCTTTACCGACGAAGACCTGCTTGAGCTTCTTCTCTTCTTTGGTATCCCAAGAAAGGATACCAGAAAGATAGCAAGGGAGCTTTTAGCTTGTTTTAAAAATGACCTAAGTAATGTCCTTGATGCTGAGCCTACGGAGCTTCTAAAAATCTCAGGGCTTGGACCCTCCGCTATTCTTCCCCTTAAAGTGGCAAGGGAGGTTGCAAGGCGTTATCTTCGCACAAGGGCAAAAAAGGCTGTCTATCTTCGTTCCCCAAAGGAGGTCTATGATTACCTTTGGTTTGAGCTCAAAGCAAGAAAGCGGGAAACCTTTGTCGTAGTCTATCTCTCTGCGGTATCTGAGGTTTTGCATGTTGATGAACTCTTTGAAGGAACCATCACCGAAGCCGTTGTCTATCCAAGGGAAGTTTTTTCTCAGGCGATCAAGCTATCAGCAAGCTCGATCATCGTTGCCCACAACCACCCTTCAGGGAGCCTAAAGCCTTCTCAGGAAGACATACGCTTGACAGAACTCCTTTACCTTGCCGGAAAGCTCCTTCATATTAAACTTATAGACCATTTGATAATAGGAGATTCTGGATACTTTAGCTTTGCTGAAGAGGGTTTGCTTGAGGAGATTGCAAGGAGGGTGAGCCAAAGGCTATGAGAATAAAAATTGCGGAAAAAGCTGGCTTTTGCATGGGTGTAAGGAGAGCGGTCAACTTAGTCCTTAGAGCGGTAAATCAAGGGTTATCGCCGATCTACACCTATGGTCCGCTAATACACAATCCGCAAACCCTTGAGCTCCTATTAAAGCTTGGAGTCCAAGTTATCAAGAACCCAGAGGAAGGACAGGTTGGGGGAGTATGCGTTATACGAGCCCATGGAATACCTCCTCAAGAAAAGAAGGTGCTTGAAGAGAAGTTTAAACTCCTTGACGGAACTTGCCCTCGAGTTCTTAAAGTGCAGGCCTTGGCTGACCGGGCAGTGAAAGAGGGAAAATCGGTTATCATCATTGGAGACAAGGACCACGCTGAGGTAAAGGGCATCCTTGGCTATTGCCAAGGAAAGGGCTATGTGGTCTCCTCTCTACGGGATTTAGAGGCTCTTCCGCAAGGAACCCCCTTTGTGGTCCTTTCTCAAACCACTCAGGATGAAGAGGTCTTTGAGTTGTTAGCCGAGGAAATAAAAAGCAGGTTCCAAGATGTTGAAATCATAAACACCATTTGCAATGCAACCGAGGTAAGGCAAGCTGGGGTAAGAAAGCTTTGCGAGACCTGCGAAGCCATCGTGGTCGTAGGAGGAAAGTTTTCAGCAAACACCAAACGCCTCGCCCAGATTGCAGAATCTCAGGGGAAAAAAGTCTACTTCGTAGAAAGACCAGAAGAGCTCCCGCTTGAGGAGATAAAAAAGGTTGGTAGCCTTGGAATAACAGCCGGTGCCTCAACTCCAAACTGGCTGATAAACTCAGTGGTTGACCTTTTAAAAAGGCATACCTCTAAAACCTACGCCCTTTTAAGAAGCTTGGCTATCTCCCAAGCATACGCAGGACTTTTTATTCCGATACTTCTTTTAGCCCTCCTGCTAATAAAGGGCATACCATTTAGCTTTTCTGAAATTACTTTTTTGCTGTTTTCTCTTTTCTTTTCAACGGCTCTTATTTTTTTGGTAAACTTTATAAATCGAGATGCCTTCCCCTTTTTCTATCCAGAAAGGACTTATTTCTACCTTTCACGCTATTTTTGGCTTTACTTGGCAGGGCTCTTTGTTCTAAGCATCATCTTTGGGCTTCTTTATAAACCAAGGATTTTAAGCTTAGTGATTATTTTTACTCTTCTTTCTTTTCTCTTTAAGCAAAGCCCTCTCCAAGGGGGCATAGATATCCTTTTTTACATCGCTCTTCTCCTTTATCTTTACCCCTTGTGGGACAATCAGTTACTCCTTCTATCTTCATATGCCATTTTAATCTTACTATTTGTTAAATTTTACTTAGAAATGGTTTATCTGCAAACTGATGGCTTTTTACCAAGAAGTTTTCTTTTAGCCTTTTTTGATTTTGATGAAAGACGAATAAAAAAACTTTTAAAGATTATATTGATTGGGCTTTTAATTCTTCCCTTTGGTTTATCCTATTTTAGCCTTGCTAATCTTTTATTTCTCACTCCAACTCTTTCCTGTCTTTTACTCTATCAGACCCTTCTCAAAAGAAAGCTTGGTCAAGTTGTTTATCTTGAACTCCTTTCTCTTATACCTTATGCTTCTTTTCTGTTAGTTTCTATAATTCTTAGAATATGGTAGAAACCTTTACCTTTACTAAAGAGGACGAATACTTTATGTCTCTTGCTTTGGATGAGGCAAGAAAAGCCTTTGAAGAGGATGAGGTGCCAGTTGGAGCAGTTTTAGTCTCCAGCGAGGGAGAGGTTTTAGCTAAGGACCACAATAGAATTATCAGCCTTTGCGACCCTACAGCTCATGCGGAAATCTTGGTCTTAAGAGAAGGTGCTAAAAGACTTGGAAATTATCGTTTGCTTGGATGCAAGCTTTATGTAACTCTTGAGCCCTGTGCTATGTGTGCTTATGCCATGGTCTTAGCAAGGATTACAGAGCTAATCTTTGCCACTCTTGACCCAAAAACCGGAGCCTGCGTAAGTCTATATCAGATCCTAAATGATGTTCGGCTAAACCATAGGGTCAAGGTTCGTTACGGGCTTTTTAAAGAAGAAGCAGAGTTGCTTTTAAAGGAATTTTTTAAGGCTAAAAGATAGTATAGGCTCTCAATCACAGTAAGCATCCTTAAGCAAATAACTTCAAGAACATGATTTTTGGATTATATTTTTTAGAAAATCAAGTAAAGGAGGGAGGATATGAAAGGGAGTAAGCTTTTAGCCATGTTAGGTGCTGTAGGGTTGCTTTTGCCGAGCTTGGGGATGGCGCTTCCCTGTCTAAAATGCCACAAGACAGAGGCTGATCTTGCTTCAAAAATTAAAAGCTCGGGTGCAAAGGATGAAAACGAGCTTCTTGATTTTCTTAGGAATAAGTCTGCTAAAAAAGCAATTCACAAAAGCCTGGCTGACGAAGACATAAAGAAGGCTTTTTCGTTAGCGAAGGCAGAGCCTGCAAAACAAACTACATCCGCAAAACCAGCTGAAAAAGCAACCCCAGCTCAACCAACAAAAAAGACTAAGCAAACTAAAAAGGAAGCAAACGCCACTCATGCTGAGAAAGCAAAGTCAGCTGAAAAAGCTCAACCTGCCAAGCCTGCAAAACCTGCTACACCAGCCCAACCAGCAAAGCCAGCAACCCCAGCTGAAAAAGCTCAACCAGCTCAGCCAAAGAAAAAGGTAGAAGGTTGTTAGGATAAGATATCATAGGAGGAGTGCCCGAGTGGACGAAGGGGGCCGACTCGAAATCGGCTGTGCGGGCTAAAACCCGCACCGGGGGTTCGAATCCCTCCTCCTCCGCAGCAAGAATTTTTGAAAAAAAAATCAAACAAGTAAGTCTAATTTTTCAGAAAAACCGAACGGGGGTGGGGTTGGGAGGGCTTGTAAATTCAGGCTTTGAAGGGTGTTCGGTACAACTTTTTCAGCTCAATTGAGTTTGTTTCAAAAACCGAACGGGTAAAATCAGGATAAAATCCGAACGGGTCACCAAAATCTCCAGCGAGCATCTGAGCCTTTGCGGTAGCTTTGAGCTTCTTGATAGATAATAGCCGAGTAGGAATAGTTAATGTCGCAGGCGTGGCGGTATTGCTTGCAAGCTGAAGCGGTCTTCCAAACGCAAACCTCGCCTCTACATCTTTTTCCGCCGAGAGCTCGGCAGTTAAAACAAGCATGACGGCATAGCTTCCAGTCAAAGCTTCCTGCAAGTTTGCACTCTCTTAAGACCCAGTCTCCGCCGTTATAACGCTGGTAGGCAAGCCAGAGCTTTTGGACTGGGTTTGAGCGGATGAGGGTCCCCAGATAATAGGCGAAAGCGAAGAAGTGGTCTTTGGAATAGGGTTTATCATAGTCTGGGAATAAAGGGCGAAGGTAAGGGTCTAAAATTTTTGGAGTAAGTTGAAAATAGCCAATTGAGCCATGTCCGTCCGTTGAGGTAAGCCATCGGCATTTTGTCTCTTTCTTTGCGGTTGCAAGGTTATACCAATAAGGGAAGTCTTCCGCAAGGTAGCGTTGAGAGGCGGTTCTAATAGGCTCCAAAATGGCTAAGCATCTGTCTTCAGCCTTAGCCAAAGGCAAAAACAAGAGCTGTATAAAGCAGAATAGCAAGGCTGTAAATCTTGTCATAGGGGTCTCTCCATTCGATTTGACCTATCTTTATAAAGCGGGTGATGTAGTAGTAAACAAGCCCGGCTGAGGTGAGGGCGATTTTTCTGGCGATGGCTGAAATAAGGGTTCCAGCATCGTAGACAAAAATAAGGCTGATGATTAAAAAGATGGTTGCAAGGATTAGGTCAGGGTAGTAATGCCGAGCGAGGCGTTTAATTAGTTCTCGTTCTTGCATGCCTCAAGCACCTCCCTTAACATGTCTCGTTCTTTTTCAAGTTGGAACATATAGTTTAGAAGACATTGCAATTTTTCAGGATAAGGGGTTTCGGGCTTAATACGGGGTCGCTCGGTCTTTGGGATGTCTGGGATGGGGCATTTTACAAAGACTTCTTTTTCAATAACTTGAGGCTTTGGTTGTATCTGGGCGCAACCGAGCAAAGCAAGGCTAATTAATAAAATACTTAGATGCTTCATCGAGCATCTCCTTCAAAGCTTGGCATTCATCATTCGTTTGAGGGATGGTTATATAAGGGGTGGGCTTGGCTGCGATTTTAAGCAAGCGGGAATATTTAGCTTCAAGGCGTTTTTTATCAAGTTCGCAGAGTTTTTTGAGGCTTTCATACTTTTGCGCATACTCGGAAAGCTGTTGAGAAGTAGTTTTTAAGTCGGATTGGCATTGGGTAAGGGTCTGCATGGTTTCAAAGTGAGCTTTGCGTTCGTGGTTGTAGAGGGCATAAAATAGTGCGTTGGAAAGGAGGGAGAGGGCGAAAAAAATGCTAAGTAGTCTTAGCATTGGTAGGCTCCTTGAACTTGATTTCAAGGTTGAGGAGTTCGTCAAGGGATTTGGCGTTATTAATGGATTGTTTCATCTGCTCGTTCCAAGCTCGGATTGCTTCTCTTTGCTGGAGTTGGGTTGAGTATTGTTGCTTGAGGGCTTCTACTTTTGCGGTGTCATTTTGTATCTGAGCTTCTGCTATTTTCGTGATTATATAATCATTTTGAGCAAGTAAAGATGCTACATAAGTTTTTAGCTCTAAAAGCTTTTGAGCTTTGAGTTCTTGTAGTTTCTCGTCTTGAGTTTTTAAACGAATTTGAGAGCCATCGTATACAATATCATTAGTGTTTTCTACTTCAAATTCGATAGCTTTAGATGGAGCTAAATTCTTATCCTCAGTTGTAAAAAGCTGTTGATTTTCTACCCAAGCATATATTTTCATCTGCAAACCCCCTTAACCTTGTCTTGTAATGGCTAAATAATCAACATTTATCTTTGTTCCTTCATAACAAAAACTACCAAGAAAATAACCAGTGCTTGGAAAAGTGCCTGAACCTATATTAGCTGTTATAACAGTTCCTGTGTCGCCATGCCCTGTAGAAGCAGTTGTCATTTTATTGTTCACAATCTGTATTGAAAAATGAGCCCAGTTATGTGCTTCATTCGCTTGCTCTGTTATTGGAACAAAATTGCGAGAAGATGTAGAAGTTGCATTAGTACTTGAACTTTGACCTGCAACATACACTCCATAACCATCTGAAATTGTAACATTGCTCGGGAATATTCCAAACCAAGTGCCTCCTGAATATGTATGATAATAATTACCTATCCATAAGCTTGGCACTATTGCGGCAGCCCTTGCTAAATTCTTTCCTCTAACAAGCAATGTCTGACCAACTGTTAAATAAGCAATTTTAAAATTATCTGCTGAATTCGTATCATCAGCTATCACTTCAACAGTTCTACCTAAAGCGGGAAATACTTGATACCAGTTTGTTCCATCATTTGAGATTTGTAATTGACCATTACTAATCCTTAGCTTCCCTAATCGATACCAAATATCATTTTGGATCCACTTTGTCCAGTCAACTTTTATCCATACTGAGCCGTTCCAGTAAAATAGTTCGTTTGTGTTCGTGTTATAAAAGCTGTCATAAAGCTTAGGAGAAGCTGGAGCTGAAGACGCAATATAAAGCTGAGAATACGGAATAGAAAGCGGAGTAAAAAGAGGCAAAAAGTCTTGAGGAATGACTGATTGGTCGTTTGAAACAGGTATCACATTTGGAGCAGGGGTTTGGCTTGCGTGGAAGCCGTCGACGGTGTCGGCGAAAAAGGTTTTTACATTTTTCCAGTTTGAACCGGTGTAGTATTGCAGAAAATCGTTTGCATCGACCCAGAGCTTCCCGGAATATACAAGGCTTGGGGCTGTTGATCCGGCTTCTGGTTTAACTGTAGAAATCTGATTGCTTAGCGTTGATGCTGTGTTGTTTAGTTGCTGAGTAAGATTATTTATCTGAGAGATTATTTGTGAGTTAACCTGAGAGCTTAGGTTGTTTAAGCTCTGGGCAAGCTCGTCTATATCTCGCTTTGTCGCAAGGACTACCGTATCGGAGATCACAGCCGTGACGTTCTGAGCGTTTGCAATGACGGTATAGATGTCAACTACATTCTCAACTTTAGTCACGCCATCAGAGGGGATAAAGTCAGCACGGTCTCCAGCGTAGGCTACGGCGTAGAGGATTTCGCCCAAGTCCGGGTCTTGGGCGTAAATACCGATTTCTCGCATGAAGAAGCCTTGAGAAAGACCGGTGTTAGTTAGCACGAACCTTAGCCGGACTGTTCCGTCGCCAATTACTGTAATGTTTTGAATTGAAAGATTTAGCTTAGGGGATACGAGGTCGTTTAACTGAGTTGGGTCTGTGCTTGTGGACCAGAGCCCGTCGCCGAGCTTAATCTTGGTAAAAGTCAGTGTGACTCCGGTCTGAGCTTTGGCCAAAAGGTTTCTTCCTCTCTGCGTTAGTATCGTGCCTCTAAAGTCGGCCATTTCCTACCTCCTAATTAGCTGGATATATAGCCATGTAGCTGGCGATCCTCTGAGCTGAGCCGGTATAAATGGTATAAGGCTCAACTGATACTTGAGGCTCGTATATTTTTATCTGATAGGATGTTGCGATCCTCTGAGCTGAGCCGGTATAAATGGTATAAGGCTCAACTGATGTGTCCGTGTGTAAGCCGATATGGTAGTGCTTCCCGTCCTTTGAGGCAAATCCGCAGTAAAGGGTTTGGCTGTATTCACGATGGAAGCCGATTACGTCAAGCCAGCTACGGACATTTTTGTATTCGTTAATTAGTTTAGTGAGTCTGATGTATGTGTCTTCGTCTTGTATGACGCTTTTAACGAGCACTTTAAACTTGTATGGGTCGCCATTGTAGTCGAACCATTCTTGCAGATCTGCATCCAAACTTAAAGCTTGAAAGACCTTCTTGACTGCGTAGGGTGTGCCCTTATATCGGTGGAGTTCGATGGCGTGCTTGATAAGATTGCGTTTTTCCTGAATTGTCTGGGCTTGTTCGTAGCCCTCGATGTGGAATTGCCAGCCTAAAAGGTCAAGCAACCTCTCATCCTCTATTTCATCGATGCGGGGATAGATAAGAACCTTGATAATATGCTTTTTCAGCTCCTCAAAGCTTGCATCAAAGGCGTCTACTAAGGGCTGAAGTCCTCTTATGCTCGGAGGGGTAAGTTCTTTAATCATCAACCAAGCCTCCGTAGCGAATGCTCACATTTTGCGCATGGGCTATCTGCTCTATCGTAAGCTCTTGCTTAGCTGGTAAGGCTAAGTCTACCCTGTAAGCTCCTGCTTGCTTGACAAGCCGAGTTAGCTCTTCAGGCAAGATATCCCTTCCGATCTTGGATTTTGTCCAAGCTATAAAGTCACTGACCGCCTTTTCAACCGCAGACTGGATAAAAGAAAGCTTCGGGGCATCTTTTTTATTCACATAGAAAGTTAAATCAATGTCGTAGGAGACCACCTGAGGGGCTGAGACTAAAACTTGGTCAGTCAAGGGACGCACACGCTCTGAAGATAAATAATCCTGAACAAGGGAAAGCATGCTCGCATCCGGGATGTTGCCACCCTTCACGGTAAAGATAACTTTTACTTGACCTGGAGCCGGACTATAGACTTCCACATCTTCTATGTCTTGATGGGCAGAAAGCGTATGATAGATGTAAGCTTGCTTTGAGCCGGCGTTGCTAAAACGCTCAATGGATACCCTTATCCGCTCACGGAAGCGTTCGTCGTCTTCTTCGTCTGCACCATATAGGCTCATTGTGATGTTTGAGACGGAGACAACATAAGGCAAGGGGTCCATAAGATTTTTTATCTGTCCGATGGAAAAGCCGTTTCCTATCTCTCCTGCCTCGCTACACTCGGCTGGAACATCAACGAATAAGCTTCCAGCTGGTATCTTTGCTTCCTGCAAAGTTGCAAAATAGAGGTCTCCCCCTGCGGATGCCCTTGTTCCTGCAGGGATGACCACATCAAAGTCTAAGGGTTCGGCTAAGGAAAAACGCAGAATAGTTTGAGCCTTCCGAGCTGGAAGCCTTTGAACTCCGTAGAGCTCGGAAAGGGCGTCAAGGAATGGTCCGGTTGCAAAGGCAAGCAAGTTCTGCTTTGCGGTTTCGTTTATGGCTATGGCTAAAAGGGTGCTTGCGTAGGTCTGAAGGTTGATTAACAGGCGCTCAGGGTCTGCTGGGTAGAGCGGACGCTGAGTAATTTTCTCGTAAGCATCAATCAGCAAGCCTTCCCAGTAAGTCGGGTCTTTTTCTACGAACTCAAGCTCTTTTATATCCATAGGCTCTGGCTCACTAAGCCTTCTACATTCTCAATAGCTAAGAGAAGCTCTATCTTTGTCCGGTCAAGTCTTCTATCAAGGCTAATTCCCATGACCTTGACTCGTGGCTCCCAGCGTTCGATTTCTTCCACGATGTAGGCTTTAATCTTGCCAGCGGTCAAGGCGCTCAAGGGTTGATCTATAAACTTATAGAGCTCTGAGCCAAAGTCTGGACGGTGCACATCCGAGCCTTTAGGCGTAGTCAAAATCACCTGAATATTTTGCAGGACGCTTTTTATAACATCTTGTTCAACCACATTCATCGGTTAAAAGATGACAAGGGGAGAGAAAAAATTCAAGCAAAGATTGCACAAAGGGGACTAATCGCTACTAACGATTATCGTTTGAGTCGTTTCTGCGGATGATGATCAGCTTATAACGAGGGCGAGGCAAAATCTCTGGGACGGTTTGGTTTTTTTCTAAGAACTCCCGCAAGGCATCATCCGGAATGCGTAAAGCTTTCTTTTCTCCTACCTGAATAGCTCTGAGATAGCCAAATTGGATGTAAGAATAAATTGTTCGCTTGCTGAGCTTTAGAAGTTGAGCGACTTCGTCAACCGTATAAAGCTTCATTCTGTGCTTTTAAATTAAAATAGACAAGTCGATCTTTCAAGCAAAGATTGCATAAAAAGAAGACCGCTACGCTCGGAATGAGATAAGGGGCTCATAGCTACTCATGCAAGTCTCGCAAGCGATAGTCTATATCGTCTATCCTTGCGTATTGGCAAAGGCTAAAGATCCTGCTTACGATCGGCTCGGCAAGGATTTTTTGTAAGTTCCTTAAAGGCGTGTTCGTCGTGATAAAAAGTGGCTTTTTCTCGTTCCAGGCGGTATAAATGATTTTCTCCACAAGCTTTAGCTCAATGCTCTCAATGTTTGCGTTTAAGTCGTCTATAAGATAGCAGTCGGCATCCGGGTATCTATCCCAGACGCTTTTTCTGTAGGTAATGCAAGAGATGTATAAAGGATTATTTACTTTATACACCCGGAGAAGCTCAGCGATGGCGTAAGTGCAGGCAAAGGTCTTCCCCACCCCAGCTGGACCTTCAAGGAGCAAGCCTTTAGCGTTCTTATACCGCCTAACCACCCCTATCGCTTTAGTCTCCTTAATCAACGGAAGCTGTCTCAAGATATTATTTGGAAAGTATCCGTAAGCTAAGATTTCCTTAATTTTATCAAAATCTCTTGGCTTCCTGTAAAGCTTTGCTACATTTTCAGCAATAAAGACCACATAATAAGCCTCCCCGTCGTCTATGATAGCGTCTGGGTGTTTTTCTTTGAGCTCTTCTATGTTCTCAGCTACCTCATACATAGCTTAGTCCTCCTTTGAGGCTTTAATATGCTGAAAATAGTAATCCTCTCCCCTTGCGTTATCTAAGCACCAGCGGTCTTCTTTTTTGCCCTGCATAGCTTTGATCTTGGGAAGTTTCACCCGGAACTCAAGAAGACCTCCTGTGCCTTTCTTGGCAGTTGCTTTTTTGCGGTATTCTTCGTAGTCGGCTTTTAAGTCGTCAATGGTTTCTCCGTTTCGCTCGTAAATTTGAATAAGCTCTTTGAAGTGCTTGCCTAAAAGCTCCTTGTAGGTGACGAACCGTAGAGCTTCCGGTGGCTTATCATTCCAAAGCTTGAGATACCAGCCCATAAGGTGTTGAAGCTTCTTATTTAGCTCTGTGCTGTCGTCCTTAACCGCCGTGAGCTTATCTATCAGAAAGTTCAAAATAACCATAGCATCGTTTACTTTTCCTGCTTCCAAAAAGTCGAGAGCCTGCTCAAGCCTTCTAACTATGCTCCGTTTGTCCATTCTTTTCCCTCCTTAGCTTTATTAACTTCTTTTTAATTGCAATGACGCTCCGGTTAAGCTCCTGAGAAAGCTCCTTAGCCTTCTCCCGATTAAACCTAAGCTCTGGGAAGGTTTCTCTTAGTCTTCTTAGTTCTTCCTCGCTCCAGAAATAAGCATCCCTTGCTCCTTTGCGTCTCCGGATCTCTCGACATTTTTCCCGCCGGTAAAGGGGCTTACAGTCTTGACAAATCACATGGGCTGAATTCATCGGGAAAAATTCCTTACCGCAGATTTTACACTTCCGCATCCCTCCGGCTGGGTTTTGAACAGGCTTGGGGAGCTTCACCCGGTAGACCTCTGGCTTTTGTGATACCACCTCAAGTAGGTTTGCTTTAAGCTGTGATCTTATAAGCCCATACACCTTTCGCTTAACATAAGAAAGCATAAACTCCGGCGGGTTTAGGTCGTTTATGATCTCATAAGGGGAAAAAGTCCCTCGTTTTAGCATGGCTTGCCAGATTAAGCCCTCTCTCATTCCCTACCTCCCGAGCGTCTGAGCAATCTTGCTAACCATGTCTTCGTTTAGCTGGTTGTTCATCTTCTTTGCCACCTGAAGCACAAAGACTATGTCAATGGTCGTCCAGTTTCTCTTTTTTGCTACTTCAAGAAGCATCTCGGGGTCTGCCTTTACCTTGAACTCCTTTAGCAACTCTTCAATGATCCTCTCGTTTATCATGTCAAGCTCCCGTTTGATAAAAATCCGTTTATGGATGCTATGTGGATAGGTGCTTATAACCTTTGGGATGGTTTTATCCCCGAGAAAGATATAGCTAAAGTTTAGGGCTGGAATTTCGCTTAGATCCTTCAGCTCGTTCATCATCGTTGGCTTGCGTAAAATCCTTTGGGCTTCGTCTAAAATTAGAATAGGCTTGATGTTCAAGACCTCGCAGTAAGCTATCATCATGTCAAGCGTAGCCTCAAAGGTATGCCTTGCCCCAGAGCCGATGGCATAGCCTATCATCCGGTAAAGCCTTCCTTTCGTGATGTCTCCATCCGGCACCTTGATGTAGAAGACATTCTCATGCTCGCTTGCCACCTTCTGAGCGGTGTAAGTCTTCCCCGTTCCCCATGCCCCCCAGATCAAAGCATGGACAGGTCCTGACACGCTCTTTCTTAAGTGGTTTATGCTGGCTATCGTTCCTTCTAAGATTTCTTCTACCGTCTGCATAGCCTACCCTCCTTAGTTGATTTTTTTATCATCTTGGACGATAACAAAAGGCTTATCTTCTGAAGAGAAAAGCTTTATTAGGTCGATCGTCCCAAAGTCTTTGACAGCCTCTTGACTTTCTGGCTTAGCCTCCCCTTTAGCCAGAGCCTGAAAAACATCCTCTCCCGTTTGCTCAATCTTTGGCTCGGGCAGGGCTTGCTCTAAGCGTTCAAGCTCATCTGTTAGCTTCTTTTTCCGCCTGAGCACCCTTCTAACCTGAGCCTTGCCCTCTTTTAGCTCGTGGACATCACAAGGAGCCTTTTCGGTAAAGAGCACCGCCTCCCCAAGCTTGACCGCAAAGTCCCGGTCGTAGACTATCAACCGGGAAAGGTCGTCAAGGAACCGCACCGCTACCACTTCAGGATATTCTGTTTTTCTTCCAAGCTCGCAAGCATCAGCCCTTAAGCTTTCGCAATGGAACTCGTAGCGCTGGTTGTCTATGGTTATGGTGTTGTTTATCACCTTGCGGATAAAGCGCTCGGCAAAGGCAAAGCGGAGCTTCTCCTGCTTAACCGGCTTTAGCTCAACCTGCTTAAGCATAAAAGCTGGGATGATAGGTTTATCAAAGTTTTCAAACTGATGCTCCATCTCGTTGTATTGCTGGATGGCTCGGAGCAAAGCGGTCTCAAAGTCCTCTGCCTCCTGTTCCCGAATAAGGGCTTTCAGGTCTCGTATGGCTCGCTCGATAAGCTTTGAGTTAGGGGAATACGGGGGCACATGCTCAAGCTCAACCCCAAGCTCGGCAAGCCCCCTCGTGATAAGCTCTGACTTCAGCGTTAGTTCATTATCAGTCTTGACCTTGTAAGGCAAGCCCCATGTGGAAAAGATGTTGATCAGGAACTTGGCTACATCATACTGGTCTAAAGCCTTGTTGTAATGCCGAGCTGTAGTCTCTTTTACCTCAAGCAAATAAGGCTCGAAGAAGAACCCGCTCCAGATCTCCCGAGCAAGCAAAATAAAGTAGTTTTTCCCTCTCCAGGTGTAGCCCGTTGCGTCGATCTCAATAACGCCGGGCTCTCTGCGAATTTTAGCTTTTGTCTGTCTGAAGGGTAACATTTCTTTTAAGCTTCTTCGACGCCGTTCAAGCTTTTCCAGCCCGCCATACTCTTCCTTGATGAAGGCTTTTAGCCAACGGTAGAAAAAGGCTCGGTTGGTTATGCCGACAGCGTGGAGCTCATCCCTCAAGATGCGGTAGATCTGGGAGAAGCTTAAGACCCTCGTTCTGCCCTTCTCCTCAGTCCTCGTTGTGAGCAAAGCCTTAACTTTTTCCTTTAGCTCCTTCGGAACAAGAAGCTGAGTAGGGTTTTCCTTGACCCTCTCGTCGTATAGCCACTCCCAGACGGTAGACTTGCTCACTTTGAGGATCTGGGCGATTTTGCTTATGGAAAAGCCAACATTATAAAGCTCTCTTGCTTTTGCTCTCTTATCTTTCATTACTTACCCCCTTTTAAACTTGCCATACCGCTCTTCCCACCACTCAGGGTAGAAGTAGCTTTCATACAGCTCAGGGTCCACATTCTGGATAAAGACGCCGAGCACTCCCTTTTCCTTACAGCCCTTCCCTCGCACAGAGATTAAGCGGGTGTCTACGAATTTTTTGATTAGCTTTAGCAAGAAACGCTCAGCTATATACCAGTCCCAAGCTATTGTGATGTGTAAAATCTTCCCGTAGACATCGTTGAAAAACCAATCAAGCTGTCCCTCGTCGTCAAGCGGTGGTCTTTCCTTCGGGGGTCTTCCGCCCTTGTTTTTGCGTTGATCCTTGAAGCGTTCCAAGACCTCCTCGTAGTTTTCCCCTTCCTTCTCCTCTATCCATTCCTTGTAAAGCGGGGGTTTCCCCCTGCTCAACCTGAATAGGTCTATCTCAGCCATCATTCTTAAGCGGAATTCCTTATCCTTGACAAAGCGCTCCCGCAAGTGCTCGGGGACTTGCACTGGGTATGGCCAGTCCTCAGGCTCAGGTGGAAAGACGGGCTCATCCCGCCTGCGGGGCTCTGGCTTGTAGTCGGCTAAGATCTCGTCCTCTTCCTCTTGATCTTCCTCTTCGTCGTTAAGGGGAAGCCTTCCAGCAAGTAGGTCCTGAAGCTTCTTTTCTATGTCGTCCTCTGGGGTTGGAGAGGGCTCTGAGGGTTCGGCTGGTTTTAAGGGCTCGGAGGGGGGCTGGGTAGGTTCAGAAGGTTTGTCCCATTTTTGCAAATTTTGCAAAAATGAGACATCCGACTCTGAGGGTTCAGAGGGCTGAGGGGGTTCAGAAGGTTTGTTGAAATTTTGCAATTTTTGCAATTTTTCAACAAACTCATTTTCCCACTTTGATATTGTGGAATAATCTACGCCAAGTTTTTCCCCAACCTCTCTCACACTAAGACCTTGAGACCTTAGTTCTAAAGCTTTCTTTTTTAGCTCTGCCTTTTCTTGATCCTTCATGCTCCGAAGCCAGTAATACATAGTCCTTTGGGATACGGAAAAGATCTTCGTTAGCTCCGGAATATCTATCCCCAGCTTATAGAGCGTCTGGGCAAGGACGATCTTTTCCTCTTTCCTGAGGGGCAAGCCGTGCTTTAGGTTGGCTTCTATGGCTTTGATGCGGTAGTCAAGCTCGTCTTTGCAGTCAACGAGCTTAGCCTTGATGGTTGTCCTTCCTGCCCTCTTGTAAGCCTCCGTCCTATGCACTCCGTCAATGATCCAGTAGGAGCCATCCGGGCGTTTCCATACCAAGATGGGGTCAAAATCCGTCCCGTTCTCCACCATCTCCTTATACTCTTCAACCTTCTCCTCAACGGTCCCAGTGATAACACGAGGGAGAAGCCCCTGAGGAATTTGCAAGTCCTTCAACTCAAGCTCAACGATCATGGCAACCCTCCTTTGTGAGTTTTTGTTTCAAATTATCCAAATAGGTTTTGGATACAACTTTGCGGGTTGTAACGCATTTTCCGTTTCGGTCTATCACTAAGGTTAGCAGGTAGCGTCCGTAGTAAGGCTTTGCGAAGTAGTGCCAAACGCTATTTCCATCCTTCATGGCTCCAAGCCTTTCATACTCTTTGAAAAGGAGACTTGCTATGACCTCTGCGGTGTCCTTCCACATGGCTTTTTCCTTAAAATGGGAACTCGTCTTCCAAGCAATCATCGCAAACCCTCATCCTAAAACGCATGTTTAGCTTGATAACAAGAAGGCTATCCCCATCTTCTTTGACCACTCGGTAGTAGTCATCGCCTGCTTTGAAAACATCAGGGTCAACCCATTCAGGGTTGTCTACGACAAACTTTTCTCTGGTGAAAAAGTTTTGACATTTAATTTGTTTTTGCCTCATTGCTTCCCTCCTTTATTCGTGTATTATTCCGCAACATACGGCTTCAATTAGTGTTTCATCTTTAGGGTCAGACCATACAAAGTAAGCTCGAGTTTCCTTTTTGTTAAGTTTATTGACATGCTCTGTAATATAGAGTTTACGCACACAATTCCAGACTACTCCTTCTATGAAATCAGCGTAGACTTTCAAGATGCCTACTTTCTTGAAAAGCTCAGGGATATCTAAGATGTAAATTTGCCCTTTCTTAAGAGTTTCAATGCTTTCTGTTCTGACGGCATAATAGTCAAAGTTTTCGTAAACCTTTACGGTTTCTTCAAGTTCCTTTCTGATCATATCCAAGAAATTCACATCTTGTGTTTCACTAAACAAATACTCTTTATATGGAAGGAGCTCAAGAAGCCCTTCGCTTATAGCCCAGTGTCTGTTAGATATGAAACCG